TCATCAAAGCAGGTGAACGTGGACTGATTTCCTCTATTGTCAGTAAGAAACCACTGCTCTCCTTCTTTGCCTACGTGATAGTTCAATACATTTCCGTTGAAAACTTGCTTAGGGTAAGCAAGGAATTCCTCTTGCAGTCCTTCTTTTGTGGACATAATTCCTCCTTTGTTCCTTCATACTCAATAGCCCGGATACTCGGTCAAGTGGGAAAAGTGAGAAAACAAAAAAAGCCGCGTATCTGACCAAGCTCCCCTCGCCTCTGGAATCGGTAGAGCATGAAACTGAAAATATGCAACTACAGGAATTTGATTTCGATACAGTATTAGAAAAACTAAACGCGCGCCTCAAAGAAAAACTAAAAGAAAACGAATGGATAGTCTACCAAAACCTTTTTTTAAAAAGAAAATCAGAACAAGAGGTAGCGAAAATGCTAGGATATAAAACCTCGGAAAAAAACAGAAGCCCCGGATACAAACAAATCAAAAACATAAAAAAATCCATTATAGAAAAAGCCAAAGAAATAGTATCGGAGGATATGCATATATGAAAAAGAAAGAAGAAATCCTTCTTAGCAAAGAAGAAGAAGCCTCGGTTGACGGCTTTTACGAAAACAAAGGTATAACAGCAATAAAAGAGCTGGTAGCTTTAGTATTTCCTGATATTGATGAAAAATTTAGGGACGGTAGAAGCATCTACGGCAGAGCAATAAAAAAGCACTTAGCTTCGAAAGGAAAAAAAACCGTCGCAACGTCCGACAGAAAAGAGGCCTACGAACTGACTCAAGAGGAAAGAGACTTTCTGTATAACAATTGTTCGACAATGAAAATCTCCGATATGAGCTCTTCTTTGTTCGGCGAGAAAATAAACCCCTCAGACATGAGATTTCGGGCTTGTAGCGAATTCGTTAAGACTATTGACAGTAAAGTTGTTTTATCAGAAATAATAAAAGAAGTTTCCCCTAGCGACTATTCGCCCCCGAAGAACGAAACCAAAGCTGTTTCGAGAGTTAATAAATATGTCCACGAAGGTATAGATAGAAATAACCTTAAAACTTCAGATAAAAAAAATATTTCTAGGCTTATAGCGTACATGCATACTTACAGATTTTTGCATCAAATATCTAACTATACCTCTAAATGTAACCGGGAGCTTTTCGAAAGTAGTTTCGTTAGATATACTCACGACAAACCAGATCTAACGCAAGAGGAGGTTGATCAATACATAGTTCTGTCCGCAGAAGTTGTTATTGCATCTAATATTCAAATAAGAGTAGAGAGGCTTCAGGAATTACTCGATCAAGCGGCCGAAGAGACCGAAGGGAAAAAGATGGCGATGAGCTTAGTCGAATCAATTAACACTGCTCAAACAGAATACAACCAATGCGTAAATCGACAAACGAAACTCTTAAACGAACTTAAAGAAAAACGAAGCCAGAGGCTCAGCAAACAGATCAAGGAAAACGCTTCAATTTTAAACCTTGTTGAAATGTGGAGAGATGAAGAATCTAGGCATAAAATGATCAAACTTGCTGAAATAAGAAAAAAGGCGCTAAAAGAAGAAGTGGACAATCTTTCCAGTATGGATGAAATTAAATGTAGGATCATGGGCCTAACGGAAGAGGAGGTATTAAATGGTTAAAATTATTATGCTTTCTACTTGTCGAGAATGCGGAAAAAGCTTTGAGTCAGACAGGAGTCTTCACGCTCACCTAAAAGCTCACAAGCTCAAAATCAAAGAGTATTATTATAAATATTTCCCTAGAAGAGATAGGTACGACAACAAACTAATAAACTTTACAAACAAGGATAATTATTTCGCTTCAGAGTTTAATAATAAAACCAACCTGAAAAAATGGATGGCTCACGTTGCCCCAGAAACCGCTAAAACGTATTTTAAAAACTTCCTCATCAACAGAAAAGAAAAGAAAGATCTAGAATTCGCCCCATGCCAAGTTGAACTGAGGTCCTTAATGAGCCCTTCTGTGACTTATTACCAAAAAGTATTTGGAGACTATAATAAAATATGCGAAGAAGTTGGACTTTCTACAAAATACAAAACTATTTCTAAACCATTGGAATTTTCCCCGGAAAAATATGAAGGGGGGAAAATTTATATAGACACAAGGGAACAGCGTCCTTTGGAAATTGACGACTATCCTACAGAGGTTAAGGGTTTGAAATATGGAGACTATGCCTTCAGCGACAAGGATTTGACTTGTAATTGTTATATAGAAAGAAAATCTATTCAAGATTTAATCGGTACTTTGAGCGGCGGATATGAAAGGTTCTGTGATGAAATAGAAAGAGCTGAAACGGAAAACGCTAATTTGATTGTTCTTGTGGAGAGCGATTATAATGCGAGTTTAATGTTTCACAAGCTTAAAAGAACCTATAAAAACATAAGAACTAACCCGCAACATATTTTTCATAATATAAGAACCGTAATTCAAGAGTACCCCAACATACAGTTTCTCTTTGTCAAAGATAGACAAGAGTCTATAAGAGTGATGAAAAGGATATTTTTTAGTAATTGCGAATATGCAAAAGTAGATCTGCAATACGCATATGACTCAAAACTGTTGTGAATGATTAAATATGTGGTACACTCACGAAAAGTATAACCGAGTCGTAAACGACACTAATCTAGAATTGCTGGATTTAAAAGGAGAGCTCGAATCCAAGCAGGCGAAGATAACGCTAGCAAAATTTCTAAGGGCTAACTTAGGATTTACGGTAGAGTTGATTTCCGGAATAAAACTGGCGCCATATCAAGAAGTTACTCTTAAAGGTTTTTTTAATAGGAATTTTAATATGTGCGTTTGGGGACGCGGATGCGGGAAAACTTTTATCGCGTCTATTTATTGTTTTCTTCAATGCATATTTGAACCGAATACAAAAATCCTTGTAGCTGGTCCAACGTTTCGTACTGCTAGATTTATTTTCCAGAATCTAGAAAAAATAGTGGAGACTAAAGGGGCTGAATTGCTAGCGCAGGCTTTCGGAGCAAAGTCTAAACGCAATGATCAGTTTGAGTGGAGAATTAACGGAGGAAGCGTAACAGCTATACCTTTGAGCGGAGAAAAGATTCGTGGATTTCGAGCAAACATTCTGGTACTTGACGAGTATCTTTTACTTCCCGAAGAAACTATTAAAACAGTCCTTATGCCTTTCTTGGTTGCCCCTCAAGACATGGCGGAAAGAATAAGAGTTAGGGAAATAGAGGACTCGTTGATTAAGGCCGGAAAGATGGGGGAAAAAGATCGTATGGTTTTTGAGAATAAATCAAAAATGATAGCTTTGTCTTCTGCTAGTTATAGCTTCGAAAATTTATATAAAACATATAAAGAGTGGATGGGGAATATTTATTCGGACGACATTCAGGACTCTAAGTATTTCATATCTCAAATGGGCTACGAATCTATTCCCACAGATATGATTGATGAAACGATTATTGAAGAAGCTCAAGCTGGTGGCGCGTCCACTTCTTCTTTTCAGCGGGAATACTGCGCTCAATTTACTGATGGGAGCGACAGTTATTTTAGCGCGAAAAAAATGTACGAATGCACAGTGCCCGACGGAGAAGCTCCGCATTCAAGAATAGCCGGGAGCCCCGACAAGGAGTACATTCTAGCGATTGACCCAAGTTTTAGTAATAGCCCGAGTTCAGATTATTTCGCAATGTCTATACTGGAATTAGATGAAACGTCTTATACATTGGTTCATTCTTATGCAGTGGCGGGAGGAAACTTAAAGGATCATATCAAGTATTTATTTTACGTATACAAGAACTTTAATATTAAACTGATTATAATTGATAACGCCGGGTATCAATTTATTGATGGAGCAAATGAATCGGAGTTATTTAGAGAAGCTAAGTTAAAAATTAAGTTTTTTGATTTTAATACCGAAAAAGAAGGTACTGAATATGAAAAAGAGCTTAGATCGGTTAAAAGGCAATACAGCCCTAAAGACAATGTTGTTTGCTTTAGGCAGATTTTTAGTTCTGACTTCTTAAGAAATGCTAACGAATACTTGCAGTCTTGTATCGATCATAAAAAAATATTTTTTGCCTCAAGGACTTCAGCGTTCGGAAGCTTCTTTTCAAGAGCTACATCATTAAAGATCCCGATCAACCTCACCCCCTTTAACGATATAGGGGAATTAATCGAGACTCAAGACGATCTAATTTACCAAACTAAGAAGCAATGCGCTTTGATCGAGGTAAAGTCGACGGCCAAAGGAACACAAACCTTCGACCTTCCCCAGCATCTTCGTCGAAGTAATTCTGCAAACAGAGCCAGAAGGGATAATTATACGACATTAATGCTAGGCAATTGGGCTGTAAGAGCCTATAATGATCTTAGAAGTATAAAAGTTGAAGAAGCTAACTTCACTTTTGTTCCAAGAATGATTAATTAAGTGTAATTTTAAATTAAATATGGCCGTAACAAGAAAA